CCTGACTGGAAGAAACTGTATGACCGGCGCGAAACCTATGAGATCAACACCATACCGGATCAAAAGATCCTGTTTTTAACTGCCGGCGTCGATGTTCAAAAAGACAGAATCGAGGTGGAGGTTTTAGGGTGGTCTCGACACAAGGAAAGCTGGTCGATCGATTACCGAGTGTTTCCAAACAATGAAGATGGCACCTATGCCTGGCAGGAGCTGGACTCAATGCTCACAGAGGAGTGGGTGCATCCGAGCGGAATGGGAATCGGCATAAGCCGGCTTGGTCTCGACACCAGCTACGACACACAAACCTGTTATGGTTGGGCAAGAACTCACCCCCTGACAAAAGTACTTGCGCTCAAGGGTAGCGATACCTCCAGCGTTTTGATTGGTCACCCCAAAGCGATGGACGTAACGATCGACGGTAAAACCGTCACCCGCGGCATAAAGCTGTGGAGTGCCGGCGTATCGGTGGCGAAAGGTGAGATATACGGGTGGCTCAACCAAGAGGCACCGACAGAGGAAAGCGGAAATCCATACCCCACTGGGTTTTGTCACATACCGCAGTACGATGAAGAGTACTTTAAACAGCTGTGTGCGGAGCAGATCGTGGTACGCATCGTAAAAGGGTACCGGCGATACGAGTGGGAAAAAACCAGAGAGCGAAACGAAACACTGGATACTCGTGTGTATGCACGGATTGCAGCTCACTCATTTGGTCTTGATCGGTTCAAAGATGACCGCTGGAACCAGATGGAAGATGATCTCGGCGTGACAAACGCACCAAAAAAGAGTATAAAACCGAAATCGAAAGCAAAAACCAAAGAAGTTATCAAGGAAAAGCATGGTGTTAAATTCCGTCGCGGTAACTTTTTGAACAAGCGCAGGTAAAAACATGGCATGGACACAGGAAAACCTCGATGAACTCGAAGCGGCCATGGCAACTGGCGCTCTTAAAGTAGAGTTTTCTCATCCTGGCGGCAATAAAAAAGTGGAATATCGCAGCCTTGCAGAGATGCGTAAAATAAGAATACTGATAATGGAGTCCCTTGGTTTGATCAATGGGTCAACCCGGCGCAAATATCCCACCTACAGCAGCGGATTACACTGATGAGCGATGACAAAAAACCGGTTATTCAAACACGTATGGACCGCGTTATAGGCTGGTTCAACCCACAGCGAGCACACGCTCGAGTAAAAGCCAGAATGCGTACCGAGATGATTCTCAGTTCCAGGAAGTATGATGCAGCAGGTATCGGTCGCAGAAAGGACGGCTGGATCCGGCCGTCGTCCAGCGCAAACACTGAAAACCGTGGTGCGATCATCGACCTTCGTAACGGGTCCAGAGATCTGACAAGAAACAATCCGTGGGCGAAAAAAGCGATCGGTGTCATATCAACACAGACCGTTGGCAGCGGAATCCGGCCTGAATTCCACGGTAAAGAACGGCAAGATAGCGAATCCGTGAAGGGTTATGCAGAGGGATGGGCGCGATGGGCGAACACAACGGAGTGTGACTACGACGGTTTGAAAAACTGGGCAGGCATTCAAGAGCAGATAATGCGATCGGTACCACAGGATGGGGAGGCTCTCATCCGGAAACGACTGCTGACATCGGCGCAGCAGCGATCGAAAAAGCTGACAATCCCGCTCCAGCTGCAGGTATTGGAGGCTGATTTTCTTGATAGCTTCAAAGATGGCGTCATTGATGGCAACCGGGTTATACAAGGCGTCGAGTTTGACAACAGAGGAAACCGGGTAGCCTATTGGTTGCACGAAAACCATCCGGGAGACAATGGTGGCGGTGTGCTTAACCTGCCAACCATCAGCCAAAGCAAGCGGATACCGGCTGACGAAATAATCCACGTTTTTAAGCAAGACCGACCAGGCCAGGTGCGCGGCATCCCATGGCCACACGCGGTAATGATGACACTCAAGGATCTAGATGATGCAAACGATGCGTATCTATGGCGGCAAAAAATAGCAGCCTGTTATGTGGCGTTTATTCTCGACTCGGATCCTGATGCGCCAACCAACAAGGATAGTACGCTCCCGGATTCACTCGAGCCCGGATTACTGGAAGCGCTCGGGCCCGGAAAATCCGTCGAATTTGCGACCCCCCCCGGTGTTGATGGTTTCCATGAGTTTCATGTTGATCAACTGCACTCGATAGCCACCGGCTACGGGATATCATACGAGAGCCTGACAACGGATCTCAAAGGCGTTAGTTTTCTATCTGGTAGGATGGGGCAGCTGGACATGATGAAAAACGTTAATGCCTGGCAGCAGAATATGATGATCCCCCAGTTTTGTCAGGCGGTTTTAAAATGGTTCGAGGTGTCTGCAGATCTTACTCTGTTTAGTAATACCGGGAATGAACTATTTGCTGAATGGATAGTGCCGGCGCGAGAGATGCTGGACCCACAAAAAGAAAACGATGTGCTGATCGATAAGGTTAGAGCTGGTATGCCGTTGTTTGATTACCTGCAGCAGATTGGATACAAAAACCCAGAGGCCGCACTGCGTAGAAAGGCCAAAGAAAACACGTTACTGGATGAGCTTGAGGTTATTGTCGACACGGATCCAAGAAAGGTATCCGGTACCGGCAATTCAATACCGCCAGATCAGCAGGATAACGAAACCGACACCGGTGAGGGTGACGAAAAGGACAACTAGCAAATCGGGGTGTTGTGTGGTTAAAAAAAAGCTGTTAGGCTCTGCACAATTGATCGACACAGATATTCTGTAAAAATATGAGAGATATCGCATGGATCTAGACCAAATCGCGCAGGAATACGGGCTGACTCGTAACGACGGTGAGTCGGATGAGAGCCTGAAACAGCGAATCCAGCAAGTAAAACTCAGTCGTAACGAACTCGAAATCGAAGAGCGGAACGTAAATATTCCCGCTGTTGAGATCCGTGCTGAGTTTGTGCCAGGCTCTGTCGATGAAGAAAAACGGGTAATCTCATACATTGCAAGCACTGGTGAGCGCGGATTACGGCGCCCAATGTTTGATCGTGACTTTTATGAAGAGCTGGAGATCAGCGAAAAAGCGATTCGGATGGATCGTTTTAATTCCGGCGCACCATTTCTCGCCATGCACCGCTCAAACAGTTTTGGTGGAAGCGGTGTTGATGCACTGAAAAACCAGATCGGCGTTATTGAAGATGGTAGAATCGAAAACGGTGCACTTGTTGTCGATGTTCGGTATTCAGAACGCGATGACGTAGAACCAATATGGCAGGATGCAAAAACAGGCATTTTGCGAAATGTATCAGTAGGCTATCGCATCCATCGTATGGATGAGGTAGGCAGTGATGGTGGAATTCCTATCCTTCGCGCCACTGATTGGGAGCCAATGGAGCTCTCGCAGGTAACGGTTCCTTTTGATGGCGGTGTTGATGCCAGAAACTTGGACACAGAAACATCATACCCAGCAAAGGTGAACCTAATCCGGTCACCCGAGACCAAAACCAACCCTCAAGGAGTGTCTACGATGAATCTAGACGAACGTGCGGCCAAGCTCGGGCTAATCCGGCTCGATGGCGAAAGTGATGCGGCGTTAACAACCCGCGTAGAAGCAGCAGAGGCAGTAGAGGCACAGCGAGCAGCTGGTAGCCAGCAGCCTCCTGCAGCAGCAGCACCCGCAGCAGCAGCGCCTGCCGCAGGTGGCGAACAGCGTACAGATGAAGGTCTGAACGCGACAGATGTACTGGAAACACTGCAACGTGCCGGTATTAATGATATGGAGTTTGCCACAACCTTGACTCGCGAATGCGCGACCATGGCCGACGTGCAATCCCGTGTTATCGATAAGATGGCAGGAAGTCAGTCCCAGGAAAACACAGATGGTCAGCATCGCGTGGTTGCCAGCCAGGACATGCAGGTCGTTAACCGCATGCGCTCCGGTATTACCGATTCTATACTGCACCGTTATGCCCCCGCGCAGAACAAAGCAGATGAGAACGCGCAGCCTTTTGTGCGTATGAGCCTGTTTCGTATTTGTGAAGAAATTCTGAATGCAAAAGGTGTGAACGTTCGCAACTTTAGCCGTGATGAGATTATCAAGCGAGCTATTGCAACGGATGACCTCGCGTTCATCACCGCAGACGTGGCAAACAAGTCACTCCGCGCTGGTTATGAAAATGCAGGCCGCACGTTTGTGAATGTTTTCCGTCGCACCTCTGCAAGCGACTTCAAAAACATTAACCGCACTCAAATGTCAGGTGCTCCTGATATGTTGCTGGTTAAAGAAAACGGTGAGTTCAAATCCGGTGAAGTTAGCGATGCGAATGAGCAGTACGTGCTGCAGACCTATGGTCGCATCTTGCCATTCACCCGTCAGATGATTATCAACGATGATCTGGATGCCATCACCCGTATCCCTGAGTTGTTCGGTCGCTCTGCTGCCGATAACGAAAGCGATATCGTGTGGAATATCTTCGCAGCTAACGCAGCGATGGGTGATGGAACAGCGTTGTTCCATGCTGACCACGGCAACATTGTAACGCCTGGTACTGGCATCACTGTAGATGGTGTGGGCGCAGGTCGTCTGTTGATGCGTAAGCAGACCGGTCTGGAGGGGCGTTTGATCAACCTCATGGCTCAATGGATGATTGTTGGTGCGGAGCGTGAGACTGAAGCCGAAAAGTTCTTCGGTGAAATCACCCCGTCGCAAATCAGTGAAGTTCGACCAGAGGGTATGGCGCGTAGCCTGAGCCTTATCGTTGAGCCTCGACTGGCCGCACAGCCTTGGTATCTGGCTGCGGGTGTTGGCGCGGTAGACACCATCGAATACGCATACCTTAACGGGGATGACAGCGTATACATCGAGACTAAGCCAGGTTTCGAGATTGATGGCATTCAAATCAAAGCTCGTCATGAGTTTGCTGCGAAAGCGATCGATTATCGTGGTTTGGTTAAGAACTTAGGCAACTAAACCTAGGTAACAGGCGAGAGGGGGTTTTTTACCCCTCTTAATTCAACCAGAAAGGGAAAAGACCATGAAAAATCATGTCCAACCTGGCAAGCGTATGCTCTGGGAAAACACCACTGGCTCCGACGTTGCGTCTGGCGATCCTGTTATTGTAGGCGGTATGGTCTGCGTAGCAGCGGTCGACATCGCTGACACTGAAACCGGGAATGTGGCTGTTGGAGAAGTTTATACGATGCCAAAAGCAACCGGTGCAGGCACTGCCATTGCACAAGGTGAGCGTCCAGCGTTTAAAGCCACTGTGTTTAGTGGTGCTGCAGCGGTAGCAACAGATACCATTGATGCAGCGGTATGTTGGGAAGCAGCAGCAGATGGTGACGCTACAGTAGATGTATTTTTGCTGGAAAGCGGTGGTTCGATAGTACCGTAAGGCGATGTCGAACTGGGATGATCTCACAGCGGGTGTGTTAGACGTCGAAACAAAGACGTTTAAT